TGCACTTCAAGTTCAGAGATACGGTCTTCTGTTTCTGAAAAATGCTCCATAATTACATCGAGCGTGTTTTCTAGTTTTCTAGCCATGTCATCCATTAGTCTTCTGTCCACTGTGAGCCATCCCAATAACGGCGATTGTTAGCGCCTTGACTGCCTACTTCGGTCTCATTACCCGTTGCTGTAAGTCTTTCGTAAACCACCGTGGACGTATCCCGATTCGTGTTAGTCGATCTACTTGTCCCTGTGTCATGCGAGGTGGTGTTGTTAGTGTCAAAAGTCGTAGTGAACGACGTAGTAGTTGATATGCTTGTTCCAGTAGCCCGCGACGTATTAAACGACGTAGTAGTTGATCCGCTGGTGCCAGTGGCGCGAGACGTATTAAACGACGTAGTAGTTCCTCGGCTAGTAGAACGAGAGGTTCCAACAGTAGTGGTGCGAGAAGTGGTGCGGGTTCTGGCGAGCCTCTTAATTCGATACTGTGTGGTAACTACGGTATAAGAGTCAGTAACAGAACTGTGTTGAGCGCCCCGCTGGTATGTAAAACCGCCTACCGTATAAGTGGTGCTGGCTGGTATACCTCCGGAATGTAATGCACCACCGTAATACCAGAATTGGTCGCCATCGCCAGCGATATTGCCGCCAGATATACGCGTTACACGGTAATCTGTGCTGTACGCTGGGTAGCTAAATGAGTGTGTTGTTGTGTTGAACGACGTGTTACGCGACGTATTGAACGATGTGGTGTACGACGTAGTAGTTGATCTGCTTGTACCAAAAGTAGTGGTCGTGTTAAAGGCTGTAGTCGTAGCGTTGCTTGTACCAAAAGTAGTGGTCGTGTTGAACGCTGTCGTAGTCGCGTTGCTTGTACCAATGCTCGTACTATAAGTCGTTGTATAGCTGGTCGAAGTGTTAAACGCTGTAACTGTACCAAAAATGGTACTGGTGTCTCTGGTTGTGTTGTAGACAGCATTCCAGACAGTGCCTAACGTACCGTTGTTGTTGGCAACCACATAGTTAACGCCATAAAGCGTCCCCTGGTCACCTTTAGCGAAGATTTGGGTAGGCTCTTTAAGAGTACCACTGTCGTTAACTTTTATTGACATGGCTGGCCCTTAGCTCACTACATACCAGACGTGTCCGTTTGCAAAGCCACTGGCACTGGTAGGAGCCGTAGTGACAACAGATTGTGTACCCGCATTATTGAGCTTCGTGTGATCTGCATCAGTAAACACATTTGAGTCGCTTGCGGCCTCAACAGCCGCGCGTATCTCGGCATTTGTCTGGTCAGCAGTGGCATTAGCCTCTATACCATCGAGCTTGGTATGGTCCGCATCGGTGAAGTTGTTCTGCGTTAGACCGCCATCGCCCACTGTGTAGGTAGTGTCTGTATCAGCTTGTGTTGCAACATCGTTTAACCCCGCCGCAGTGAGGCGAAGCTCGCACTTATCGCCATTGCTAAATGTTCGGGCTGATGTTCCATCTTGAGCCCGGACAACTGTCAGTGTATTTCCGCTGACCGCCGTAACTTTTACGATCTCTATATTTGCACTGGCGTCTTCCAGTGTTACGTAAAAATATTCACTGCCAGAAATAGACGGGAACACAGAGCCGTCCGCTACCGTAATTGATGTAGCGGAGCTAGTTATACCCGACGACAACGTCGTCTCGGCGTTGTTCGAAAACTTAACGGACATCTAAGACCTCTCTTACGATGCGGTAATAGTCCAGGTAATGGTCATCGCATCAGATGCGCCTTTGTTAACCACACTGAACACGGTACGGCACAACATAGTGCCGCTTGACGAAGCGTTTAATATGCCAGCTTCAGTCAAAGCACCTGTCCCCGTCCCTGATGGGTAACTAGCTATGTAAGCAATTTCGTTGTTCGTAACAGTAGTGCTTGTCAATGCTACTCGAGCAGCTTCGGAGCCAAGAGCGGTATCACCTGCTGCTGCGGCTGTAGAGCCTGTGCCAACAGCCATGTGGCTCATCGCGCCTTCAGTTGTATCTTTCATGCGGGATGCAACGTAGTTCTTACCTGTAGTAACGACGAGGTTCGGGATCTCTTGAACCACTTCATTATTAATGGCGACGCTAACATGGCCGACTAATTTGAATTCTGAGTTCAACATTTCAGATTCCTCTAGGAGTTAAGTGTAAAAGTGTTAAGTGCTGACGTGTTCAGCACGGCTGAGTTTGAGCTAATTAAATTAATTGCAATGCTGTCTGATAAAACCATTGAGTCACTTGCAGATAGCTCAGTAGAAAACGTCAAGCTATCTAAAAGAGTGGTGCTATCAGAAACAGCTTTGTCGACTGTAAACGTTTGTACATCTGAGAAACCGACTACGTTTGTCTTTGAAGCGTTAGTGTCTTTCGTAAACGCATCTACGGTAGCTGCATCATCAAGTGTGAATGTGTCTGTAAAGACTCTGCTGAACGTAGCTACCCGACTAAACGTATCGCTTATCGATAATCCATCAGTCTCTAGTTTGTTAAGTAGTAAGACTGCGGACTCGGATATCGATATTAATTCAGTCTTACCCAAGGCAGCCGCAAAAACTACTGCGTCTGAAAACGATAGCGTGTCTGAAACAGCTTTATCTATTGCTAGCACACTAACGTCTGATAACGTGTAGCTGTCAGAGAAACTGCGCTCCACAATTAACAAAATATCTACGTTTTCGCTGAACGAGATTAGATCCGAAATACCTTTAGCAACATCAAATATTTGTTGATCGCTAAAGCCAAAAGAATCCAGTGCTACTTTTTCTGGATGCAACGATGCCTGGTCGGAGACCCCAAACAAGTCCCCACGCAAATAGCGATTAAGAGATTCAGGATCTAAAATGATCTCTGTAGCTTGAGCTTCTACCCAAGAGATCGAGCCAGTTACCAGTTGATACGCTGTTTGGGCTTGAATCTGTACTGCAGAAATACTGACACGGGGCTCTACAAATGCAGCGTTAGCCTGGGCTTTCTGTAAAGCCGACTCGACGGAAATCGACGTAAAACTAGCTTCGCTCTCGATTTCTGAAAATGTAACGTCGACTTTTTTGACCATTAATCAAAATCACTCCGCACCTTAAATTTAATCAGGTCGTGTACAGTCTGAATTCCGCCTGTGGCAAATGTAACTTCAAGCTCCCCTTCAAATGTACCCGCCGTATCCAGAGTGCCTGTCGGAAAATCAGTAGCCACTTTCCCGTTGGAGCCATCGGTTACAGAACACGTAAGAGTGCTTTTTACTGAATTACCGCCAAGCTCTCTTAAACGTAGTTTTACTGACGCGCCAGAGACATTAATCGGTGCCCAGGTTGTACTATCATTAGCGTCGAGGGTTTTCCCTGACGCCGCAGTCTGACTGTCTTTTAGTGTAAAAGTCAGTTCTGGAAGTGTGTCACCTGTTACCAGCTTGAGTGTTTGAGAATACGCCATTTCATCTACCTATAGGTCTGTTAATTATATTAGCATCACTAATATATGTATACCTTTAATAGCACCAGAGGACCGGCGTGGTCTTTCTGATATCTACATGTACGAAGCCCTTTGCGACACCAACAGACATTCCCATCGCTAATGCATGGGCCACAATTGCGCGCCGTTGAGCGCCACCTTGTACTGCGACATCTGCGGCAATGCCCTGTGCGTGGGTGCCTGGTTCTGCCTTTCGCTTCTCGACGCTGTGATTTTTACTTCTAAAACCGCTCGTTATATAGAACGGGAAACCGCATGCCGCTCTCAGCTGGTCTAGTACATGAATAAAATCTTCTTGCATTTCATTCTCGCCAGTTTCTTGGCAGTCGAAATCTTCTATCTTGAAGTACTTAAAATCTGTCATTGTTATTCTCTAAACAAGTAAAAAACGAAGCCGAGCAATGCTGCCCATATTGATGCTACAAGTCCTTGGCCAACCTTCACGACCTGACTATTGGTAGCTACTTGCTCAGCAACTTCTTCGAGCTTCTTTTCACCTTCATCGAGGCGGAACTCGTGGCGCTTTAGGCGAGCGTCTGTACCAATGAGCTTCTCTTCAACACGAGCCACGTTAGTCAGCACCTCGGTCAGCTTGTCTATCTTTAATTCAAGGCGGTCAAACCGTCGGTTGGTTTCTGGGTCGGTCATTTACGCATTCCCATTAGTTTTGATGCGCCCTTAATTCCAAAGGAACTCGAGATCGCAATAAATAGTAAGTACTGATACCACTCAGGCAGATCGTTCAGCGTTGAGAATGCTTGCCGCACACGATCTACAACTGTCATGTCGTTAGCTATGATTGCGTAGCCAACCATGAATATTGGTACAGCTAATATTATAGTCCAAAACTCATCTTTCCACGAGCTGCCAGAGGCATCTGCCATCTTTGCTTCCCAGTCTGCGTCGTTCTGGATAACGTTCATTTTGGCTTCATGCTTAGCCTGTTTTTCAGCAGCCTTGTTCTTTAAAAAGCTACCTGCTAAATCAGCGATTGGTCCAATAAGTAGTTTCAACATTAGAGTAGTCCTGTAGGCAATACGCGGTTTGTAACGGTGCTCGAGAAGCCGTCGGTGAACATGCGGTTAAGTGTTTCAGCAGTCGGGCCCGCAGCAACTGCCAACGCCCCGACTGGCCCACGCCCCCAATCAGCCGCTTGAACCATTTGTTGCCCAATAGATGCTGGGCCTGCAGCAAATGATCTACTAAACGCTGCGGAGAGATACTCAAACCAAGACATGCTGTCTGTGCGGAAATAGTCTTTCTGCGAAGCGTCGATGCCTGGAATCACGTTTGCGAGGCCAAACTTTGCGTACTCACGCAGCTCCATTCCGACCATTGCTAGCGGGAGAGTGGCAACGCCCATCAGAGCAAAGATGCCTGCTGACCCCGCCATAGCGCCGTATACACTCGCATCTGTCGCAGACACGCCTTCTAATCTGGATCTAGCTTCTCGAGTCGAACCTGCAAGCAGTACTTTACCGTACGAATAGAAAAAGCCTTTTAACTGCCAGACCAAAGCAAACCTTGGATCAGATGCCCACACGGGCCTTTCCGCAGCGTTGGGGCGCAACGTGGCCGACTCAGTAAATCTTTGTAGTGCACGACGCACCTTCTGACCCTCGGGAGTGTTGTAATCGCGGCCGGACTTTTTCCACGCTTTTACCTCGGCATCCGTTACCCCTAACTCTTTGAGGTATCTTGCAGAATCAGCAACCGCTGTATCCGCGTTGGAGTGCTTATCTATAAACTTCATGCCCATGTTAAGCGCGAAGTAACGGGTAAATTTAGTAAACGCATCTAGGCCAATCACACGAAAGAAGCCCTCGGTCAACTTGCGGGAGTTCTCACCCATCCAATCCATCTCAGTAGTAGACATCAGCGAACTCGCAACTGATGCGCTAGTTACCAGACCAAGGTCGCGCGCTAGTGCTTCTGCTTCTTTACGGTCGCGTACTGTGTTGACTACTTCCTTCATACCTACCATTACTGAACTAAACTCTTTGCTGGCTATTATTGGCCCGGCAAGTTCTGGTATTGAGCCTAGTACGGCAAACGGCAGAATGGCAAAGATTTGCACAACAGTACCGACGCTGTTAACGGTTCTCCAAACGGGGCCAATAGGCTTAGTGTTATAGCCGAAGTATGAGTCGACGACCTCTTTAACTTCTTTTTGCTGGAGCTTGTTGAGCTTACGGAACTCTTCTTCAAAGATGCTATTACCGCCCGCATCTTTGGTGTGCCGGTTCCACTCAACGCGCTTTGTGATGTGGTTGATGTAACGCAGGATGGCTACATCAGAATCTTCCATATAACCCTCATCAATAAGCGTCTGCCGTTTAACATTGCGAGTGAGCACTAACGCCTTTTCGATGTCTTTAGCAGGATCAATCCCCTTGATGGTTATAGGCTTGTCATCAACAACAGCCTGTTGGTACGCCACCAAACGCTGCACTGCGTCTTTGATAGCCTTCATATCTTCGTCGGGATTAGCCGCCGCGATAATCTCAACTAAGCCTTCGGGCTTCGCATGAATCTCTGACAGTTTCAGCGTAACAGGCGCATAATTTTCTTGGCGACCGATGTCTGTGTTAGAAGGCGCGATGTAGTTGTCATATACGTCATCGAACCATTTGCGCACTGCTTGCGCTTCTTTCGACAGGGTACTGGTCTTGCCATCACCCATAGCCTCGTCAATTGCAACTCTGCCTTCAGGAGAATCCAACGGGATATTAAGAGCCTTCTCTAAGTTATTAACTAACGCGTTGGCCTCGAGGTTCATTGATTTCAATACACCCAACCGAGTAGCTGCGACGCCTTTTGAATCTTGCGCTCGTCCGTACATCATGTCGGCGATTTTATTGCCACCCGCTTTTCGCAAACGCGAATCGCTGGTAAACATCAAATTGTAGATTGGGTCAAAGTTCTTGCTTCGGACCATTTTCTTAACTGCGTTTTGTATTGCGCCTGCCATGCCTGGATTAGCTTTTTCAGCCGCAGCAGTATCTGCTGCAACTTTCGCTTTTGCTTTGTAGGGCGCTTGATATCTAGCATTCGCCGCTCCCGCGGTATTGTCCATTGCATTTGATCTGCTATTTCTACGGTTAGTTTGCACAACCTCTTTTATATATCCATCGAAGTCTGCTGAGTAATTCGCAGGCCCAAAACGCTTTTTGAAGTCTTTACTTAGGTCCTTGTAGAAGCCCTTCAGCTTTTGGACGACCCCTTTGAAATGCGCTGCTAATACGCCTTTTATTTCTCGGTCAGGCGTCCTGTCGATTAGTGCTTTTTTGGTAGCGCGTTCTTGAGTTTTAAACTCTTGTGCAGCCCAACTTCCAACTTGATCTGCGTACCATTCCTCGAAACCACGCTCTTGCTTGTATACCGCGGGGGCACCTTTGGCGTCCCGAGATTTTTCCCAAGCAGCAATCAAGCGGTTATACATAACGGGGTTGGATAAGCTTGCGGTTTGCTCTTCTCTGAACAAGGCGTGCCCCAACTCGTGAGCAACAGTCAGTGCGGTCTCCAGCTCGTTTTTCATGATGCTTTGGTCGACTAGAATTATGTGCGCATCTCTAAAGCCAATGTACCGGCCGCCGCCTTGCGGATTGTCTCTTAGGTCTTGAGCAACCTCACGAACATATTTCGCCGCTTTTGGGCTACTGAACATAGCCCCGAGTTCGCGCTGAGTCTGCGGGCTGTTATCCAGTATCTTATCGATATCAAATATCGACGTACCTTTCTTTAGGCGCAGAGTTCTGCGAGCGATATTGGTGATCTTTGACACAAGCGCTGAGTTAGACAGTCCGAAGGTCTTTTGCTTCGGAGCAGTCGCTCCAGGGTTAGACAGCCCAAATACGTTCTCTTGTTCGGAGTCCATCAACCTAGATTCTTCAACAGTATCATTGCTGAAGCCCATCTCGCCTTCGAACCCTACATCAGGGTCAGCTTCAAACTGTTCTCGATCGAGCTCAACGCGCTTCTCAGTTTTGTTGATGTTGTCCCATTGAACTTTATTGATGGTAAAGTTCGTCGTGCCATCAATAGAATCGCGTACAGATGTTCTGCCTTCTTTCTTAGTGACAAGTCTGTTGATCTGAGCGAGATGCGCACGAGCGAGTGGGCTGATCCCTCTTTCTGGATCTTTTTCTACTCTGTCGCGAGGCTTTACTCGATAGGGCTCTATCTCGGGCAGCGTATAAAAGCCGCGTTTTTCGAGACGTTTGCCTAATTTAACTATTTGCACTTCGGGTAAGGCGCGTAGTTTCTTCATGAAGGCTACAGGTTTTATATCTCCTTCTAGCCCATCGATATTACCCGTACGACCTTCTTGCTCATCCAAGAACTCTTTAACTTCTTGCTTGTTACCTTCAAATATAACGTTGGAACTGTTCGGATCTTGCGGTCCAACAAAATAGGCTTCGTCGGCCGTCACTTCGTAACGAGCATCCTTCGGCAAATTCTTAGTGGTGTTAAGCACTTTCCCGAGGTAAATAGGTTTGCCAGCTTTTTCACTGCCTGGAGTTTTCTGCTCAAAACCAACAATCATGTCCATCATCGCCAGAAGACCGGTCTTCTTCGGCTCTTTGGCATCTGTATCGCCAGCTTTACGCTTTGCTATAAAGGCCCCATATTCTTTAAGATAAGCCTTTGATTCGCGAGCTAGTACTCTGAGAGGCTCTCCGGCTTTAGCTTGATTTACAGTTTGTGTGGCTTCGCGTTTTGGCTCAGTGAACTCATCCAAAGCCTGTTGCATCTGAGCAAGCCGACCGCTTATTTGAGGATCTGCTGGATCTAAATCAAACTCTAGTATCGCTTCGGCAATCGCGGCTTCTTCTTGCACAATTGCAGCTTCAATCCCTGCTTTTTCTGCATCTACCGCAGCGTCTAGAAGTTTGTTGTTAGCTGCAACTTTTAGTTGAATAGCCTCAATCTGATTGAGGTTTTCTTGTGTTATGTTCTGGCCGCCGATGCTAAGAGTGCTGCCAGTTTCTAGTATTGCTGCTGCGATGCGAATAAACCCTGCGCGCATTGCGGAGTAGCGGCCATCAGCTAAGAAGTTCTGACGCTCTTCGTTCGAGACCATGCGCATACCCTCAGCGACAAGATCTACGAGGTTTACGTCACGCCCATCGACTTTAACTTTCTCGCTGTCTTTCTTTGATTGCCAGCCTTTGTCATTGCCTTTAGTCTTTTTGCCGCCAGGTTTGCTAGACGCATAGCTACTCTTCGCTGCTTTCTTGATCGCGCGGCGAACAAACTCTGGTTCGGTATTAGCAACGCCTCTGACAGTTTCGTCGGCTTTTGCCTCTCTATCGATACTAAAACGGGGATCAGCAATATCAGTAATGCCAGCTTTTTTACGTGCCTTTGCGTAAGCAACTCTTGCCTCTTCGACGCTGTCGTATACGGTCTGCTCCGCGTCAGGCATAGAACTATCCTTCACAACCCAGCCTCGCGGCTTGCCTGTTTCCAGCTCAAGATCTCGCTCGTCTTGCATCACTTGATCTTCTCGGGACGCGGCATCAAGAGTATCTATCTCAGCGTCAGGATTCTGCTCGACACGAGAATCGATAAACTGCATTTGCTCTGGAGACACCATCTGTATAAGACTATAAGTGCCGTCATCGTTTATCTCTGGGAAGACATTTGTTTCTGGGTTCTGAAGCTTTACGTCAATTGCACGCTTGAGAAAAGCATTCGACATATTGCCAAAATTCGGGTTGTCCCAGTCAATTGCGTCGAACTCGCCTTTACCTAAGAAATCTAAGTCAACGTCTCTGAACACCTCGGCGAATACAGTTCGTCGACCTTCGGTCTCTTCGTAGATCTTGCCTTCGTTAGGCTTGTAGGTGTCCTGATTACCAACATTTCTGCGTTCCACATTGCTTTCACTAAGGCCATCTGCCATAAACGCTGCTGACTCACCAGGGCCCTCGTCTTCCATGTAAAAATCGTTCTCTGTCGCATCGATATCATCTTTATCGATGTTGCGAACCTGTGGCCCAGACTCTTTTTCAAATAGCTTTGTGCGATTCTCCAAAGCTTCTTCAAGCGTGATGCGGCGTATTGATCCGCCTTTAGGGACTTGTTTAGAGGCAGCTTTGTAAGCCTCTGCGGCAGTCGCCTCGTTTGCGGCTTCTTGCCAAACGAGGTTGCCCTCAGAGTCTAAAACCTCGATGGTTATATCTGCATCAGCAGGCTTCTGGCTACCGTATTGCAGAGCGATTGCGAGAGACGCATCACTAGCGCCCGAGTTGGCAACTTCTTCGGCGATATCGTAGTTCTTAGTAAGGATCGTGCCACGACCAGGAATAAAGCGGGTGTAAAAAACTTGCCCGTTGATCTCCACCTGACTGTTCTCGCCTTCTTTAGCATTATATGCAGGGCGCTCGCCTGCGATCCAAACAGAGTGTCTTTCGGTGTCTTTGTCTGTGGCCGCGCGTACCTGAGCGTTTATAGAAGACTGTGGCTCTGCCGTAGTGAACCCCATCGAGTCAGTACGATACTGTTCTTTGTTGATCTGGTTATCAACGGTCTGCTGGCGAGCCTGCTCAACGAAGCCACGAGCTTTGCTCATAATTTCGCCAGCGCCCCTAATACCGCCTACTGCGGTTGCGCCTGCGCCACCCATTGCCCCGCCGCCGAAGAAACCAGCAAAAGCTGACTCGCCAATTCGCAACATCGCGTCTTGAGTTGTGTAGTCTTTATCTACATTAAAACGGTTCGCGATACTCAAGCCTTCTTGAGCAGTCTCAGCCGCCATCTCGGTAGTAGCAGATCGGCCTGCGCTCTTAGCTATCTCTTTCGCCAACGAGGTGAAGGCAGAACCGTCTTTTACTGACCTCTTAGTAGCAATAGCGCTGAGGTCTTTAAATATTGTTTTGGTAAGAAGTTCTTCACCTTTCAAGCCAATGAAAGCTTGAGGTATAGCTAAACCAGCTGACCGCAATGCAGCTTCATAAGGATCAACGTTAGCATCGAGATTCTCTCCAAAGTTAGAGCCTGACATAGCCGCAAACTCTTGCCCGTACAAACCAACCTTCGCTCCGCCTGTCATAGACAGGTTATTTCCAAGACTATTAGTACGTGCTAGATGGTACGCGCTCTGGAGCAGCCGCTCCTCTTCTGGTGTAGCTGTGCCTTTAACTTTTTTCTTTAGTGAATCGCGGACTATGCGGTTCGCTACGTGCTTAGAGCCCGCGCCTAGCGCTACCTTGATACCGCCGGTAGTAAGTGCTCCTGCCAAACCACTGCCAATGGTAGTCATCATGTAGGGGGTCATTTGGGAGGTATTCTTTACGACCTGGTCTACAAACCCGCCCAGCGAGGGGTCATTCAGAAACTCGCCGAAGTCCTGCATATCGCCAAATGCGCCCACATTTCGCTGCTCACTCATACGGGCATTTTCAATATTTTTAGCAGCTGATTCTTCGTCACCAATCAGCGTGTTGAACATGCCTTTGAAATACTCAAAGTCGGTATCGACATTCTGCAGGCCGACCGAGTACCCTGTTCCAGCAATTTCGCTGAGGGACTGAGGGGATGCGGGGGTGTAGTCGATATCTGGACGTTCTCTGTCGTCGATGTCCGTTACGGGCCCGTCTACGTAAAATTGATCCCAATAGGTTTCAGACATTAATCTTTCCGCTCAGTGCCAATTCCGCGTTTGGTCATAGACTTCTGTACTTCTTCTTCAAACAAAGCGAAAAGCTCTACGTCGCCGCCCATAAGTTCTAGGGCTTGGTTTTTCGTAAAGCCATCGCCATCTTTTGTGTTCGTGCCGGGCTTAAGAATGTCAAAACCGCCATCTGTGTTTGTCGCTATACGACTTAAAAATCTGTCACTTCCAGAGATAGATCCTGACTCAGTAGCAAAGCTCACTTCAAGGCCATCATCAGCACTGGCTAATTGCATCGCTAGGCTGACGTTCGCCATAACGCGGTCTTTGTACTGAGTGTACTGACGCATTGACTGTTCTCGTGGTCGACGCATATGCGACTGTTGCTGTGCGCGCATTCGTTTTAGCAGGTTTGGAACAATACCGCTTCCGCCAAAAAATGCGGTTTGAATTTCGCCGAATTTAGGCGCTAGTTTTTCCCCATCTTCATCGACCAGTAGTGATTTAACTCTCTTATCAATGTCCTTGTCGTAGTCCAAAACGACCTTGTCTGCGGCCCGGGTGTTCGTGTCTACCTTCTGTGCAAAAGTGTCTACAGCGAGGTCGAACTCTTGCTGTCGCAGGGAAAGAGTGCGTTTATTGTTTTGATCGGTTGCCAATTCCTTTGCAGAAAAGCCCTGATTCCCAGTTTCCATAAGGTTCATAAACTTTGTCTGAGCTTCTTCTCGTCGCTTTGGATCAGCAATCGTCACTGACAGAACAGCTAGCAGCGTCTGCTTAACATCCGTGCTTTCGTCGACAGCCCCCTCAACATTTGTAATGCCTTTCTTGTTGAGGAAAGCGGCGAAGTCATTTAGTTCTTGCTGGGTGAAAGACGGCCCTTTGCCATTCTGAAGGTCGTCGTTAGCTGAATTAACGCCTTTAGTCACCGCCGACTTAGTTGCATCGCTCTCGTTCTCTAACTCAGGGTTTTCTGTAAGTACTTCTTGGAGACCAACAGAAGCACCCGTTAATACGATACCAGTTGCGCCTGCTCGTCCAGCAGAGAACTGTCGAGCTTCGTTGCCTTTGGTAGTTAGTTGCCCCTGAGCATTACGAGGTTTTCCTGTGTACTTTGGCTTACTCACAGCGCCCCGAACAACACCAGGTCCTTTTTTAGCGGCTTGGCCCGCAATCCATTTGGCTGCCGCTGGCGTTGCGCGGAGTGCGGTAAGACCGCCTCGCATAGCCCATCCCGCAGGGCCCATTAGCAGCAGCGCGCCGCTCGCTGCAAGCATTGCCGCGTCTACCGGGTTTTCCTTCGCCCATGCCATAAGACCGCTTTCTTCATCTTCGGAGACCTCTTGGGGCACTTCAGAGCCGTCTGCTGAATCAGCAAACTCTTTGGCCTCAGAAGACGCGCCTAAAGACTTGATCTTCGCCTTAATAGCTGTTCGTCGCGCTGCGCCGCCTCGCCCTGTTGGCAGGCTCTGTAGCTCGTTATTTAATTTTTCAATCTCTGCAGCAGCATTTGGGTCCACCGCAGTTTCGTCGTTTTGGTTCTGAGTTTGTGGGTCACTATCATCAGGCTGTGTCTGCTCAATCGATGCTTTCGCATCAGGGTCCATACCAAGTTGATCAAGGCTCGTCTGCATTGCTGGTACGATGTTGTCTCGCAGATATACCACTTGCTGATTGGGTGTCATGGCCCCTAGATTCACCATTAACGCCCTGGCTTGTTCTGGACCAGCGACTTTCGCAAGTTCTCGGGTAACGACCGCCGTAAAGGCACCGGCATTTGCTCGGCTAGATGCATTTTCTCGCCCCAGCATAATCAACCGTTGCGTCTCTAAATTTTTAGTCGCGTACATAGGGTCGTTCAAAATAGTCGAGTAAGCTGTAGAAAGAAGGCCACCAACGCTTTCTTTCGGTATTAAAGCGACTGGGTCTTCGTCTTGATCGGACGCAGCATCTGTCATAGGTGCGCGCGTGCCCTGATTTGGGCCAGCTTTGTAGCCCCCTTCAAGCGTCATATCGCCTTCTGGAGTTGCGACGACCGAGTCAAATTCAAAATATTGCGCTAACTGGTCAGCAAATGTGGTGTTTGCAAGACTAGCAGCAAACGCATCGAGCTTTGGCGTAGCCTCTCCTGCGAGTTTTCTTTGTACTGCAGCATCAATAGCAGCCTCGTCTAACTCATAACCATTTCCTGTGAAACCCCCGGTTACGGCTGCAGCCATTATCGCGGAAACATTGTCCCCGTAAACTTCTTTTTCGTGCTCATGTCGCTGAATTTGGCGGGCAGAGGCTTGTTGATTATTTGCAGAAACAAAACTGCCCATTCGCCCCGCGTTATGTAAGCCCTGAAAGGCTGGTAGTAATGTGGACATATAAACCTCTTATAAGAACCCTGCGAAGATCGCTGCAGAGCCGAGCATCCCGACCGTTGAATACATCGACGCCTTGTATTGCGACTTAGCATTTTTGTATGCCTGCTCACGAGCCGACGCATTTGCGGCAGCATTAGTAAGCCCCGATAGGCCCTGCTGCTGGACTCCAGACCCAATGTTAATTACGTCTTGAGCCAACGCCCTGTTTGCGTCTTTCTGTGCCACACGGGCATCATTGACCAGTTGTATATCAGTCAGTGTGTCTGCTCGATTCAACACGTTTTTTTGTGATTTCATTTGCGCGGGGGTAAGCTGAACACCATACCGAGACGCGTTGCGCGCTAGCTCAGCTTGATATTGTGCGGGGCTTTTTGCCGCTTCAGCCTCTGCATAGTCAATCAAAGATGTATCGGTTTGCGCTTTCTCGATAAGCTCCATTTCAAGCGGCTCCCAATTCTTCTTATAGTCTTGCCACTCAGCACGAGTCGTTCGCGCCAATGTTTTGTCAGCGTCGATGTTCCCCTTTTTATCGTAAACAGAAAGATCATTTCTGCTACTACGATTGTTGTGGGCTTGAATAAATCTACCTATATCAGGCACTGCCATTGTTATTTCCTCAACCAGTCTAAGGTATCGTCATCAGTCTCCGTCGCATACTGGACCGCTTTCATCAGCTTGCCGTCTCTATTTCCGTGCTTCATATAAGCAGAGCCAGCCAACTGTGAACCAGCTGCCCAAGCCGCAGCGTTCTCCGCTGCGTCGCGCTCCATTTTATTAGTGGCTTCTTTAGTTTCAATTCTTGCTAAATCCGCTAGAGCGCTTTGGGAAGCCGCACCTAACTTGTTTGCGTTCGAAACCCCGGCAGCTAGCCGCTTGTTCTGAATTTCTGCCGCTGCTGCGTCCGCTTTTGTCTTAGCGCCCTTTGTCGCCGCCATAGTCTTTTCAATGTTCGCAGTTGGCTTGATCACGTTTGCGTAGCTAGCGTTTTGTTTTTTAGCTTGCGCTACATCAGCAGATGTTCGCCCTCTCATTATCTGGCGGATGTCATCAGACAAAGCGTCTGTCATATCCGCTCTAGCGAGAGGGTCATAGACAGCTGTGTGCTTTTGAGATTGCAGCGCACCTATTTCGGCTGTCGCTTTTTCAGATTCGCTTGGTGGTGGTTTTTTCGGTTTTCCGCCCATTACAGTTCTCTCGTGTAAATTACTGTGTCTTTTTTCCAGCCTTCGGTGAGTAAATAATCCTCTATGCCTGAAAAAGGGGTTCTAACTTCTACGTTAAAGAACCCGTGTTGCTTTGCGATCTGTGCAAAGAATGGGTAGTACTTAATCACGCAACTTTCTCCACGCTTCTTTGCCCATGCCAACCACACAAAAAACGTCTTACGGTTAGTAAATTCATCGTGCGTTTCAAGGGTGATTACAAAACCCTCTGGCGCTACCCACAAAAGTGCCTCTTTGTTCACGCAAGCCGCATATACATCCTCGGGTCTAAATGTAAGCTGAGGTTGCTCAGCCAAAATCTCTTCGATACCGCGCTTTACCCAGACCCATTCCTCTCGAATGTTTCCGAGTACTGGCTCATCCGCGCTCTCTACCGTAGCTGTTACGTCTTGTTCTCCAAGCACCGCTCATGCCTCCATATCTAACTGATCTCGATACTCCAGTATCTGCGTTTCTTGCGCGCCGTTCGGCGTCGACCACACCCTGTGCGAATAACAACCCGTACGTCTGGGCATGCTTGTAATCTGTCCAATCTCGATTAGGTATTCGTAGTAACCGGAATAACGCACCATTGACGATCGTGTCTCGATAATCGTTCATAACGTCGTTATCGCACGCTGTACTTGTGTGAGTGGGTTTTAGCACCGCTCTAATAATGGTACTGCCAACCTCAGTGGTAGCTGGGACTGGTACTAACCAAACCAGTGAAGACGACTGTTTAACGAAATACTGGGGGGTGCTCGCTTGACTAGCCTCCCGCCATTTTGGCAATCGCTGCTCGAGAAGCGAAGTGGTCATAGGTTCTAAATCCTTACCACCGTGTGTCACCCACAAAACCTTGTGCACAGAAGTACCTGGCAAGGCTTCTAGGTCATATTCATAGATCCCAGAGACAGTAGTCAATGGATCTAATTCCGACTGATATACGTGAGCCTTTTCGCATAGCTCTATAACTGCTGATCGGATGCTGCTTTCAATCAGCATATCGGGGCAGCCATAAAGATGCGGAGCTATTTCCGGTATCAATGACTCATACGAAATCGCCATGCTTTAACCTCTAGCTGCGGCCCATGATCGGTAGGTCTTCTCGATCGTCAAAATTAGGGGTGTGGATAGTATCCAGCTTACTCTTGCCCATGATGGCGGCAGTAAACAACTGGTAGTGCTGCGAAGCGCGGTTTGCATTAGCTGCGAACTCGGCGTCTTTCATATACGCCATGTACAAAACGTAGTTCATAACTGAATTAGCGAATATGTCTGGAACACTCAGGTTATCCGCTAAAGCAACCGTGGCTGGATTCGCTGAGTAAACGATTTCGACGTACGCGTTGCCACTAACCCCTGGGTAAACATAAAAATTTCTAGGGTTCGACTCTTCGTACGCATAGTGCTTCACGACGTTAGTGTGCGCCGCGTCACCAGATACGGTAGGGGCATGCCAATTTGGCGCTTGAGAATCTAAAACAGTCAGGTCTACTAATCTGATAGCGCGCGCACCAGTACCTCCACTAGCAGCTGACATGTTTCTCACAACTTTTAAGAGCCTATTTCCAGCAGTTGGTATTTCCTGCTTTGTGCCCGCGGTGAGCGTGACTGTAGAGTTCACAGCGGTCGCATCAGGCTTCATTAAAGCGATCTCGCGCTGTGCGTCATTTACCCAAAGTACTAGTTCACCAACGACAGGCCATCTAACGCCCGTAGTGTCTTGTAATACTGTCTGTACTCTATCAATGACGCTTTGAACTGTTACTGACATTTTTTATACCTATGAGTTAAGTATTGATTCCCAAGCTGCTTCTCGAGCATCTGTATCAACCGTTCTGCCAAGTGCTTTATTAACCGCTGTTGCTTTCGGGTAACCATCGGTTTTAAAATTCTTTGGGTCACCCTCATCCATCATCTTCTCGAGACAGGTGACTAAGTCTTCATCTGGTTGTACTTGTCCCGGTACTACTACTTCTTCGAACTCAGCGATTTCGGCTGACTCTTCTTCGACATACTTGTCGTTGTATTCTTTCGCGCCCATTTGGATCGCCAATAAGCCAATCTCTTCAGCGATCTCTCTTGGCACACCTGCTTCAAACAAAACTGCTGTACCGCCTAGGGTGGTGACTCGTAATGGTTCACTGCTAACAATCTTCATGATTAATACCTATTTAGTTTTGGTGTTGTACTTTTTGCCTTCCCAGGTAAATGTCTTGTAGCCAGATTTTCGCGCATTTGCGAAAGCCGTTCTAAAAGAGGTCGCGGCTGCAGATTTCTTTGCATAAACGGGATAATTACCTGCATTTGTTCTGACGCCGCCTGTCTCTTTACTTGATTTCTGGGCGCGGCGGTTAGTATTTGTATAGTTAGCTGTCTTGCTAGAGGCGCTCGGTTTTTTATGCGTATTTTTACCTGTAACTCGCGCGCTTGACTTGCTTTTCCCAGCTGCAGTCGCACTAGCCGTGGTCGCACTAGCTACTGCAATCTTTTTCTTGCGGGCTGCACCGGCTGCTTTTTGTTTAGCGCGAGCTGCATCCATCTTTTTCTTGCGGTCTGCACCGGCTGCTTTTTGTTTAGCGCGAGCTGCATCCATCTTTTTCTTGCGGGCTGCACCGGCTGCGGATTCTTTCTTTTTCTTGGTGGCGAGTGCTGCTTTACGTTCTTCCGCTCGACTTGTTTTTGTCGTGGTGACTACTGCTGAGGCGCGTGCTTTATTGCGGCCTGTACCGGGGTTTTCTTTGCTGCCAGAGAAAAATTTACCGATGCGGCCTAAAATATTTTTTTCTTTATCTTTACGAGCTTTTGTACGGACTGCTCGTGCAGCTATGCGTTCTTCCCTAGTATTAGCCATTGCGGGGTACCTTATATGTTAAAAAAACCTCTCCCCCCGAAGGAGGAGAGGGTTTAGTCTTGCTTACTGGGCAGTATCGAGAGCGATAACACCGAAGTCCTGTACAGAGCCACTGATGTCGCTGTTGTACTTAGGCTTACGGAGACCGAAGATCTTGCCTACAGAAATACCAGACTGGTTGCCATAGTCGAAGGTGTCTTCAACCATTTCTGGCAGACCGATGTCAGCCATTGCCAGAGCCTGAGCACCACAGAACAGAGCACGTCCACCAACTACGTCAGCGTCAGCACCCCACTTGTAGCCAGCTGCGCCAGCGTTGCTAGAAGTACCAGTAGTTGCACCAGAAGTGTTAAACACATGGCGGAACTCATGGATCATTACACCGTCAACCATCAACGAAGCAGAACCAGAGAACAGGCTGTTGCCAGTTCCTCGAACGCCAGCGTTACGGACGTTAGCTAGGAAGTCAGAATCTAACTTCAGAGCAGCCATCTGCTG